TTTTGGTGCTAATGTAACCATAGATCAAATTCAAGCAAGAGAAAGTGGTCAAATCTTCAATCCAAATATGGAGTTGCTTTTCAATGGACCATCACTGAGAAACTTTAGTTTTTCATTTAAACTGACTCCCAGAAGTCCGGAAGAAAGTAGAGAAGTTAAAAATATAATTAGATTTTTTAAGAAAGGAATGGCTGCCAAAGCAGGAGGATCAAGATTATTTTTATCAACACCAAATGTTTTTGAGTTGAGATATAGAAAAGGTAGAGGAGAACATCCGTTTTTAAATAGATTCAAACAATGTTTTTTGCAAAATATAGCAGTAAATTATACGGGTGAAGGTGTATAT